TTAACAAGTAACTCTAATGGTGACTCACCAGTCTGTGTAAAGTGATCTACTATCTGCGACTTGATTAACTCAATAGCAAATTTGTTAGGCTCAATAGTAGCAAGTTCTACTTTGGGTAATAATGTTAAATTCATATTATTTTAGGTTTTCTTTTTTCATTTTTAATACCTTCATCAATGTTTCATCAGCATCAAATGTTTGCTTATAAGTATAATAAACATCAGTCAACTGCTTAACCTTAGTACATTGTGCTATTTCCATCATAATTTCTTCTCTCGTAGGCTCTTCTTCTACGATTTCAGCTACAACTTCTTGTACTGGCTTAGAGGTTTTTTTCGGCTCTTCATGTACGAAGTCCATCTCTTCAGCAGGTGTCGCTTCAAATCCAGCAGCTTTCATCAACCATGCTAATTGATTACGGAATGCTTTACCTACTGCTCTAGTTTGTGCCATAGATAAGATAGCATACTCATCAAAGAATTTTTTGCTACCCTCTTTGTTAGAGCATATTGCGATACCTACTGAAACTAACTTATTGTCTTGGTATGATCTAACTTCGCAAGTAGCCATGTACTTAATCTCTTTTTCACTTGATAAGTCTTGTACGCTTGTAATGATAGGGAATAAACCTAATGAAGCACCTGCCATCTGCCAGGCTTCTACGTTACAATAGTCCTTACCCTTAATGTTAGATACTAAGTGTGCATCCTTTACAAAGCGTTTAAGCTCGTTAGATAAGGATAGCATAGAGTCCTTATTGACCATTTGGTAACTAGGAGCTTGAATCTGTGTGTTAGTTGTTTGCAATTCCATTTGTTAATTGATTTTGTTGTGTAAAAAATTGAGCCTTTCTGATTGGATATTGTTCCCACATTTTAAGTATAGCCTCCATAGTTTCAAAACTTGATTGGCTGTAACTCATGTTGTGGATAATCTTAGCGACAAAGATTTTTTTGTCTGTTTCGTTCATGTGTGCGAATGATGATAGCATTTTGTTTGTTTTAATAGTTATCTGAATATAATTTAGGAATCTTTATTTTGCTTCTTACCTTCTCATATTGCTCCATATAGTAAGGTACTACCTCGATATCGTTTACAAAGGTGTTAATGCCATGTAAAACTGTAGTCCTATCCTTATTAAAATAAGGAGCTATCTGGGCGGCTTTTTGTTTATAGTGAACATGAAGGATATAAAAGCACATATTACGAGCAAGTACCTGAGGTCTATATCTACCTTTTTTAGTGATCACTTTTTCAGGTAAATTAGTCACAATAGATATTTGCTTTACTATGTTATTGACTATATCCTGGTCCACATTGTGAATCTTTCTTTTAAATAGATTTTGTCTTGGAGTCCTATATTTCGCTGTAATCATTGATTTGTGTTTTTAATAGTTCGAGTTTTTTGTTATAGAATGTTTTGATTAACTCGGTCATCTCATAATCATTGTTCTTAAGTCTTGTTTCAATAACATAACGACTATAGCCTGTTATCTCCATAATCTTCTTCATGTCGCCATACTTAAATAGGCTTTTGTAGTCTTTGATTTCTTGCATTTGTTTATTTAGTTTTAAAGTGATTGATATGTCTGTCTATTCCTTGAACTGCGGCATCTAATGAAGCGTAATAACTTGCTCTCCAGTAATACCATTTGCCATGTAGGATTTGGTTATCCCATGTTATATACATCCCTTTGTAGGTGTATTGTTTTGACATTCTTCCGTTACTGTTTACATAGGTAAACTCTTCTTTGATACCTTTTTTCTTTTGCTCTAGGGTTAGTTTCAACATTGGTTTTGGTTTTATTCCTCTAGTGAGGGTTTTGGATAGATTTTTGTTTCTAGGACTTCTGATGTTCTAAGTGGTAGACCTTGACTAAGCTTCTCAAAGATGGCATAAGCTACCTCTTTTTTAGTGCTAATCGTTCCACTGATAAATACACCATCTTGTTTTGTAAAGTAGATTGTGTCGTTAAGTAATTGGTCGGTTTCGGCTACGAATTCAAATTTCATGTTTTGTTGTTTTATTGTTTATTAATGGTTTATTCTTCTTCTTCTTCATCTTCCCAATCGCAATGTTCTAAGCAGTCAGGACAAATATCTATTTCAGGATAATTGGTATGTGCTCCACAGCAAGTTGAGAATGGCATTACTTATTAAGTTTTTGGAGTCTTGTAAAATAGGTTTTTGGATCTCCAATCTTAGCCTGTTGCATATTCCTTTCATATTCCAATGGATGAATGCAAGTTTTTGTCTGATGATTATAATAGGCTTGTTCGCCTTTGTCGATGATTGTGCCAGTAATACCGCACTTCATCTGGTAGCTGAGTGTGATTAATTCGTGCATGGGTTTTTTGTTTTGGTTGTGTCGAATGTAAAATTAGGAAGTTTTTGTATATTTTAAAAGATTTTTAGTTAAAACTTTGTTAAAGGTTTGCAAAAGTTTTTGTCCATGCAAAAGATTTTTGCCCCAGATTTTTGTGGGTTTTTTGGGGAGTTTTTGCATAGGGTTTTTGGCAGATTTTTGTCTGCAACTGAAAAGCAGTCGCAAAATTCTACAAATTAGTTGATTAGTCAACTAATAAGCGTTAGTTTACACTATATGCTTTGCGCATTCTGGCCCTGGCCCTAGAATAGTATTTTAAGCCTATTTTAAGGCCCTAGGCTGGCCTGCTTTTTTTCTTTGGATAACTTATACATAAAAATAAATTTTAGGCCCTTTATGGGCTTTTAATTAATTACCTAGCTAGGTGATCCTGCCAGGCTTTAGCGCTGCGGCTTTGTTGATCCTGGCCCTGGCTTGCTTTCTTTACTATCTGGCCTAGTTCCTGGCTGTAAAGATCTTTGAGAAATTCAAGCCAGTACCTTTGCGCTGGATCGTTAAGTAGCTCTAAGCGCTTAATTTTGTTTTTTAGTGCGTAGATATTCATAAATTGTAATTGTGTAGTTCCTGGCCCAGCTTCGAACTGGCTAGCCCTTATATTGCCCAGGATATAAAAAAGCCCTAGGCAATTAAGCCCAGGGCAAAAAAAAGTATATTTTTTAACTATAGCTATATTTTACGCCTCTAGCTTTTAGGTCCTTTATTGCAGCGCTGGCCTTCGATCCTTTAGGCTGCTGGCCATGTATTAACAGCGCGAAGCTTTGCCCTGTTTTATAGGCTGCTTCATCTGTATGATCTATTAATAGGCCCAGGGCTTGCGCTTCCTCAGGACTGTAAACTACTTTAGCAAATTTTAAGTTATTTTCTTTTATTTTGTGATCAAGCTTGCCGCCTTCGCTTGCATTAAGTTTAAAATTGTCTGGGATCGTTAAAATATTGTTTACCCAGTAACTTAAACTAGTTGTATAAGCGTAAAAAATAACCTCAGGCCTTAACTTTGCTACATGTACCCAGGCTTTAAAATATTGTTCATTAAAAAAGTCCCCTGCTACATGTATACGAACAATTGAAGCGTTTTTATGCAGGCTTTGATCTATAAGGGCTGCCATATTTTCGAAGCTTTTAGCCTCTCTTAATAAGTTAAAATTGTGCCAGCGCGCTTTTCTTACCGCAGGATAAAGCGCTTCAGCCGAAGCAGCAAAGCAGCGAAATTTGGTATTAGGGCCGTCCGTTATTTTCCCAGTCATTGGATCGGCTTTAGTTTTACATATCAAAGCGAAAGGGCAGCTATGCCCTGCAGGTAAAGAAAAAGTATATATTTTTTTGTCAAGCTTTGCGTTTCCTTTCTGAAATTTTAATAAGTTGTTCATGTTGTTGTTTTTTGTAGTTTAAATAGTTGTTTTTAGTCGCATGCTAGGGCCCAGGCTTCAAGGTCCTGTGCGCTTTCTGCTGTTAGTTCTAAAGTATTAATAATTAAGACAGCTAAATTATTATTTATATGATCGTCTGATATATTGTTACCTCTGATTAAATTAATAACCTCGCTAGGTTCTAAGCCTAAAAGCCTAGAACATACTTTCGCGTCCTGGCCCAGGTAAAATAATTTACCAAAGGCCTTAAGCTGCCAGGTCCTGCCAAAGCCATAAGGCCCAGCGCTTAAAATTATCTGAGCTGCTGCCCTTTCTTTTAGATCATGTTCGAAAGCTCTTAAGCTTCTTTTGTGTTTTTTACTGTCTAAGTATCTTGCTTCATCCTGTTGCATGCTGATTAAATACTGTTTTTCTGTGTTCATGTTTATGTTTTTTAGTTGTTGGTAATTTCTTGCCAAATAGTTTTAATTAATGTTATTAATAGGGTCCCAATAATTAGATAGACGATAAAAGATAATAAGTTGATCATGTTTTTTTATTTTAGTTTAGTTAATAAATAATCTGTTAAAAGCCTGGCCGCATTACCCAGGATCAAGATAAATAAAGATAAGGACCAGATTAAAAGAAAGTTGTCTAAGTGTTGCATGTTTATTTGTTTTAGTTATTAATAGGACCTAAAGATATGTAAACAATTTAAAACAATTGTAAATAAATATAAACTATTTGTTAAAACTTTGTTAACGTTTATATTAAATTACTAGTATACTAGTATAAAGTATGTAATATCTAATTTAATATTCAATTTAATATACTATATTAATATAGTAAGTAATTAACTACTTAAGTACTTTACTATTAAATTAGTGGTTTATATATTAATACAATAATGATAGGCATTTTTACTTTTCCCGTTTGAGTGACTAACCAATCATTAAATTATTCGTACTAACTTAGCGGTAACACTAACCAATAATTAACCAATGAATATAAACGCCATTTTAAGCCCAAATAAGGACCTCAAGGTACTTAGTAGTACATGGACTAGCCATGCCTTGAGAAAGTAGGTAGTAACCTAATTTAAGGGCTAATTAGACGGGTTTTTCGGGGTACATACCCCCTACCCCTTTTATTCGTATGATCCAAAATTGCTACCCCTTGTGCCCCCCAAAATTCTGATATAAAACAATGATTTTAACATTTTTAAACATTTGAGATGAAAGATACTTACGGCAAACGAGAGTACACTTGTAAATGTGGTACTAAGACTGATGGATACGTTTGGTTTAGTCAAATCAAGACTACACAGTTTGAATGCACTAATTGTGGCAAGTGGTTAGGTCATGATAACCTGGAGAAGAAGGTTACTAGCATTATTTCAATACGCACACCAACAAAGAATAGATAATATGAACGCACAATTCAAGGAAATAGCTAAAGAGGCTTTTATCATAGCCTATAAGGAGAACTTTGGAAATATCACCATATCATGTGAGGCTTCTGGAGTCGGTAGAACGCAGTATAAGACTTGGTTGAAGGATGATCCTGAATTTGCTAAGAGATTGGCTGAAATCGAGCCTGAAGAGATAATGCTTGACTTTGGCGAACAAAAGCTAATGGAGAGGATTGCTAGAGGTGATACCTTAGCTACAATGTTCTTACTGAAGACTAGAGGCAAGAGAAGAGGATATATCGAAAAGACTGAGGTTGCTCATGAAGGAGA